CACCGGTGGGAAGGTATACAGCGGCGCGGCCCAGGATAACCCCAAGCAATTCAGGGGGCTTTTATTGGCTTTACGGCGCAGTTATGAAAGAATAATCGGGAAGAAACTGCCAATTATGATTTTAAGAGGCACTGAAGATGAAAAGAAACTTATTGAAGACCTGCACAGCAAAACTATTTCAGTAAGTGAGTTAAACAGGAATTGGTTGGGTTTTTAACAGTAAAAGGCCAAATTATTGGAAAATAAACGTGTTTTAAGTACTTTTACACTTTAAAAGGAAGATTATTGAATTTAACAATGGCGGTTTAGTGCGGGGTAAATGCCAAAAGCCCACCGCTGGGAGACCACTCTTCAAATGAGAATGAAAAGACGCAAAATAAGGGTTTTGTATGCTCCCTTGATTAGTGTTGGGATATTAAGTAGTATTGATTGGGAAAAGGAGAGTATCAATGACCACAAAAAAAGAAATCAAGGAATGGGAACAGCAATCCATAAAAAACAAGCATAGGTTTGGAATGATAATGGTAATTGGTGGTAAGGTTTACAGTTCTGGTTGTTCTGGGAAAATCACCCGCAAGGACAGGCATAAGTTCAAGGCTCTTTTAAGGGCGGCTCTGAGAACCTTTGACCGGGAATTACCTGGGAGTGCTGATCCTAAGAACCCTTATAATTCTGAAAGCTACGCACGCAAAATAGCTGATCTTTATGACAAGGGACGTTACCCCACCACCCCTCCAGGAGACTGGCCGCAACACTTTATTGATAAAATAGAACAATACAGAGAAATAAAATATAAAGCCGATTATACTGGCTCTCAACAATTTAAGCCCGGATTGTGGTTAAAGGAACAAATAAAAAAGGACAAAGAAAATGGCCAAGAAGACAAAAAAGGTTAAAGACATGGGCTTTGCCAATAATCCACAAAAAGGCGGGTTTATAAAGAAGAAAAAATAAGGAGAATATGATGCCAAGTCATACGGTTAGAGAACGTCGCAAGAGATTAAGAAAACCCACCGCTGTCAGACGAGTTAGAAGGACGAGGGGAAGAACAGGAACCAGGCGTGTTGTAAAAAGGCGAAGGTAATGCCTTTAAAAAGAGGTAAATCAAGAAAGACCATTTCCAGTAACATTCGCCGTGAGATACGCGCTGGCAAGCCAAGACGCCAAGCAATTGCGATTTCATTGAGAAAAGCTGGGAAAAGAAGAAGGAAAAAATGAAGACAGGCGAAATTAAGTGCGAAGACGGAATAATACGTAGCACCCATATTTGTGATACTTGCGGGCAACCATTTGATGTTGCTCCGGCAATAAAAGACGACGAAAAAGGATATGAAGATTGTTTAATGGAAGATTGTTTGTCATTTGACCCTCATAGAGATTTGGATGTAATATTTTTAGATGATTATGAATTGGCCAAGAAACCCCTGGTGAGCATTAAAATGCTAAAAACAAGAAGAATAGCCCGCGAACAAGGATTAGACGCGGCTTTAAGGAAATAACATGGCTAACGTGTTTTCAAGAACCCCCGCAGCGGGAGGTATATCTAATATCGTTGAGGATTTAACTCCTCAGTTGGGAGCCATGCTTGATGTTAATACGTTTGCATTAGGTGATGGTACTTTAGAAATATTGGATTTTGCCGAAATAGCCCTAGCTGTCAACGAATTAACTATCACCAACGCTGCTACTGGAAACGCACCGCTGCTTAGTGCCACTGGTGATGATACAGATGTTGATCTTGCCTTTTCAGCTAAAGGAACCGGAGACTTCGCTATCCGTGATCCTGCTGACGCCACTTCGGTTTTAAAGATTGATCCTGCCACAATAGCTACTTCCACTACTCGTACATTAACAATGCCGGACGCTGATGTTGATTTGGGGGCGATTACAGTGTTGGGAACGGTGGTAACAGGAAACGTCAATGCGATTGCTCCTAAATGGGGCAAAGCAATTACAGTAGAAGACCCCACCAGTTCAGAAGACATAAGCATATTCTTTACAGAAAAAGCCATCACTGTTACTGAGATAAGGGCAGTATTGATAGGATCATCAACTCCTTCAGTTACTTGGACAGTCAGGCACGACGCCACCGACAGGAACGATACGGGTATCGAGGTGGTCACAAGCGGAACAACGACAACCAGCGTCACAGCAGGGGACGATGTGACAAGTTTCAACGATGCAACAATCCCGGCAGACAGTTATGTTTGGCTTGAAACCACGGCCCAAAGCGGAACGGTAACTGAAATTACCGTAACCATCATAGGGACGTTTGATTAATGCCTATAAGACATTCAAAAATGGCCACACGGCCCGATGTTGTAATCGAGTACATCGCAGAAGAGGAACCGGGGATAACCGGACAATATTTGTCTGCTACGAGGGCCGGTGTTGCCATTACTCTTGAACAAGCCTTTTCCTATACGGAGGACGAACAAGCCAAAAATCTGGCTCTATCAAGGCTGAATATGCGCGGGCTGTATAATCCGGCTAGCGACCCCCAATCCTGGGAAATAAAAAACGGCAAGGTTAATTTCATTGTTCCTTCAAGGGACACGGAAAAAGTTACCCAGGTACTTGACGGGCTTCGGGTGACGGTCAATGGGTAAGACCACTTTATTTTATTATGCCAGAACGGACGACGCCAACACTTCTACATTTCTTACAATGGGGAGCGCATCACATCTAGTTGTAGGCAGTACCACTGAGGCTGAAATGCAGGCCATTATTGGGGCGGCAGGTACTTTATCAGATTTATGGGTAAGGGTTGCTGCTGGCGGATCGGGTAGGTTGGTTACTGTTAGGAATGGTGCCGCCGATACCTCTATCACGGTAACTGCTACCGGAGCTGGCGAGTTCACGGATGGCGTAAACACGGATGCTGTTAGTGCCAATGACAAGATAAACTTCGGCATTACCGTAGGGGCGATAACGCCAGAGTTTTTTAGTTGTGTTTTTGATGCTACCAGCGACACGGTTTTTCTGCTGAACTGTATTGACAATGATGGCAGACCGCTGGTTGGGACGCAAGGGCGTCTTGTTAACACAACAGTACATGACGGTGGGGGGTTCCCTGTTGCTCAGGCTCATCTTTTAAGGTCTGCTGGTACAATTACAAGGGCTTATGTTTTCATTAACTCAAGCAGTGGGGTTGCAACATTCAAGGTGGCTATTAACGGAACGGTTACGGCGCAAGCAATAACCACGACAGACTCTACAACAGGATTATTTGAAGACACGGGAAGTGCTGTGAGTTATTCGGCTGGTAATACGATTGAATGGGAATCGGTGGAAGTTTCCGGTGAGGTGACTTTTATCAATCATGGCGTAACTTGTATTTCAACCAACTCGAAGCAGGATGTTGTTGGTAGAATGTCTGGCGCGAGAACCGCTAGTGCTACGGTGCATTTCTGGCCGATAGGAGGGGAGGAATTGGACGATGTTACCGACGAGGAGCGCATTAAATGCTCCATGCAATACGATGGCACGGCTTCTAATTTAAGAATACACGCGCCGACAAATACTTATTCTGGTAACGCAACATTTACACTAAGAAAAAACGGCGTTGATACGGCTGTAACTGTCACCCACACAGCAGCGTCAACTGCGCTTAATGAAGACACATCAAACAGTGTCTCGTTTGTTGCTGGCGATGATTTAAGTCTTAGTTATACGGGCGGGACTACGGGTTCTATAGGAAGCCTAACCACTTGGGCCTTAACAATACAGGAAGGCGCGCCACCAGCAGCAACACGCAGAGTTTTTATAGCGACATGACGCAACCATTACATAAAGACCCGGTAAAAGCAGAACGTGTAGGAGAATTGCTTAGTGCTTTAATTGATCCCCTGAATAAAGAATCTTATACGGCTTTAGGAAAGAAGCATGGTTTCGATAAAAACGCAGTAAAAAGACTCCACGTAGAGTTAATGTCCCACCACCAGAATGAACTCACCGAACTTCGTGAGTTAACTGGCAGGGACATGTTAAACCGGATAGAAGACAAAATATCACTTGCGCTGGATTACATGACGCCTCGTAAATTTGGAGAAGCGACAATCCAACAGGTCGCTATAACTTTCGGAATATTAGCGGAAAAACGCCAACTGTTAAGAGGTGAACCTACTCAAATTATAACAATAGAAGAAGACCGCAATCTTAATGTATTGGCCGAAGCTGTTTATACTGAACTTAACAGAAGAGGTATGGCGGTTAATTCTCCCATGGTAGAAGGGGATTGTAAACCTATGGATGCGTTTGTTGAACCGAGAGATAACCCAATGCCCAAAGGTGGTATGAGAAAATCAAAACCCGGAGCGCCACAATCGAAACTGAGATAAAATTAAAAGACGTAAAACTCCCGCAACTGGCCAAGCTGCCTGATCACCAACTTCGGGCCTTGGCTGGGGAGGTTATTACATTAACCCAGGAAGCCAGAAAACTAAGACAAATACTCTGGTATAAGCCGGTTTCTGAAAGCGCCATGACCTTCCACGAAAGCAAAGCCAATTTAATAGGTCTTTCTGGTGGGAACGGAGCGAGTAAGACGGAATCAGCAATTGTAGACCTTGTTGCTTGTGCAACAGGGGTTTTCCCTGAAAGCCTTAAACATCTGGCTAAAGACAAATTCAGGGGGCCAATTAATTGCCGGATAGTTGTTGAATCCTTTACGACTGTCCTTGAGTTAATTATTCTTCCCAAGTTAATGTGGTTCAGATGGACAGGCCACGACCAGCCGGGAGGAGAAAGAGGCCACTGGGGCTGGGTGCCAAGAGACTGTTTGATAGACGGAAGCTGGGAAAAGTCCTATTCAAACAAGTTAAGAACTTTAACTGTGATTTGTCGTAATCCTGAAAACTACAATGACATTTTAGGCTTCAGTACTATTCAGTTTATGTCTCAGGATAATGATCCTTCTGATTTTGCTTCAGGTGACTTTCACTATGTTATGTTGGACGAACCACCCAAACAAGCAGTCTTTAGAGAAAACCAGGCAAGAACCATGCGGGTCGGGGGGAAGATAGTCTTAGCAATGACGTGGCCCGACGACCCAGCTATTCCGGTAGACTGGATTTACGACGAGATTTACGAAAAAGCCAACCATGACGAAACAATAGACTGGCTTGAGTTGGACACCCAGGAGAATATGCACCTCGACCAGGAAGCAATAAAGAAACAAATAAACAAGTGGGATAAGAAAACGATCTCGGTTCGGATCAAGGGACAACCGATAAGGTTCTCCAACCGCATACATCCTTTGTTTACAGATATTAACTCAATCTGGTCTTTTAAAGCTGGCCAGCAAATAACTCCTGTTAAGGGTCGTTGTCCTATAACAGATTCAGTAGATATAGAAGTTTACAACCACGTCAGGGACATGGACACCAACGAAGGCTGGCCGGTGGTACAGGTTCTCGACCCTCATCCCCGTAAACCGCATATGTGGTGTTATGTGGTTGTTAATCCCTCTGATGACTACTTTGTAATTGCTGAAGGGCAACTGGATGATACGATCATAGCAGTAAGAGACGCCATGCACATGATGGAAGAGGAGTTCAGATTTTATGTAAAGGAAAGGTTAATTGACCCCAATATGGCCAAGTCCCCTTCCAGCGGAAAAGAGAGGGGTAAAAACTGGATAGACGAGTTTGACGAAGTAGGTTTGAGATATGAGTTGGCAGATGATTCTGCGGTAGGCAGACAAAGACTGAATGAATATTTAAAACCCGATCCTATTATGAGAATACCAAGAATTCATATCCACCCCAGATGTATACATGCCATATTTCAGATGAAAAGATATGCCTGGGCTGAGTTTAAAATGTCACTTGAGAAAGATGTTAAACAAATCCCCAGAGATAAAAATGATGATTACCCGACAATGCTTAAATACCTGATGAACAAGTCCCCTACCTTTAAATACTTGGTACAGGGCTATCCGGTACTTAGGAAAAAAGGGAGAAGAAGAGGAAACTGATGACAGAAAAAGAATTTGTCAACGATGCGGTTAAAGCAATCGCGAGAACAACTCTAAAAAAACCAGAATCAGCAACAGACGGCGATATATTGTGTCTTTGTAAGTATATCTTGGGTCTTCCTGTTCTAAAAAACACATTACAAGAAACACATCACTGATGGGTGGCGTGGTAAAATTTCCCGGAGTGAAGACTAAAAGAAAGTTTCCTGCCGATGAATTTTTAAAAGATATTGTTAATGAGGGGTTTTCGGAGATAATTGTTATTGGGTTAATTGAAGAGAATGACTATTTCTGGTTTGGCGGTAATATTAGAGACGCAGAAACAATAGTTTATCTCCTTGAGCGCGCTAAAAAACAAGTCATGGAGGACTGTTAATGGCAAAAGTATCAACATGTGATGGCTGCGGCAAACAGTCTGATGAACTTGAAAGTCTCGGCTGGGTAATTCAAAAAGACTACTGTTCTGACTGCGCCGAGGAAGTAAATAAATATCTTCAAGAATATGATGATCTCCATGATAACACCGTAGCTTATTTTGAAAAAGGCAAGAAAAAACTTAAAAACTCCTTTAAACTCAATGAGTTACCAGATGGTTAAGAATATTAAAAGAAAAATACAAAACCTAAATAATGAGGCTCGTCTTGCCGAACTAAATGATGTGACGGGAGGGGAAAATAAATATAATGGTTGGCGTCTACTCGAAGTTTGCAGTTTTGGAACAGGCGCAGACACTGAAGATATGGATAGTTATGATAAATTGGTTTTAGAATATGAAAAAACAGAAGAAAAAGCGTGGAAAAAATATTTTAAAAACATAGAAGAATATAGACCAATAAAATTATGGCGGTTCAGACCAGAAGTACATAAAAGTGAAGATGGTTTTTTAATTTATTCGAGGATTTGTTTGTCAGATGGTTAAGATATGGTGTCCCACATGTGAGAAAGACAAGTTTGATCTCACCCAAAAACCACAAACTAACGTCGTTTACATGAACGAACTAACCCGGATAGGAAACCAGAAAAACACCAAAGTCTGTATGGATTGCGGAACAAATCTGGAGAGAAAATGAGAACGTGTTTAATCACCGGCGAAACAATACCCTTTAACGGGGACAGCCGCCGTATAACCTTGCTCACTGTAACCGGCAGGCAGATGCAGGTAACTGTCTCCCCCAAGGCAGAGGTTGTCCCCAATATAACGAAATTATGGAAGGGTATTATAGATGGTTGGATAGCCGAAGGTGGAAGCAGAGAAATGTTACTAGAATATTATAATGACCCCCCTGTAGGCATTTTAGCCGATCAAAGATGGGATGAATATGTCAAAGAATGAATTCAAGGGTAAAACCCGTATAAGACGACAAAGAACCTCCCGTATGCCTGCGGTCAAAAAGAAAGCAGACAGACAGGCTATTGTAGAGAGGGTTCTGGACTTCTTTGAACGTGATGAGCAAGCCAGAACTGAACAAAAACAAGACCGTCTACAGAGATATGCCAAGTTCCGCATGATAACACCGGGCAGCAACTATCCGTGGCCTGATAGTTCAGACACCACAATGCCGGATATGATGACACAATCTCTTCGTGTCCAAGATACTCTACACAACGCAGTCATGTCTTCAGAATCCCCGGTAGCGGCACACGCACTTGATGACAAGGGCAGGGACACAGCAGATAACGTCAATAAACTCATTACCCATCAGGTTTTCGTAGATATGGACGGAGAGACATTAATAGGAGACTTGGCGGAATCCTTCACCAACGATGGTATTGGAACAATAATGACCCCGTGGGTCAGGGAAAAAATAGACTCCACAAGAATAGAGGTATTTGAAGAACTTATAGAAGGGGTAAGGCCCAAGGATCAGTTCAGGGCATTGTTAACGGTCAAGTTCCCCAATGCCAAACTGGACTCTACCCCGGAGGGGTGGGACTGGATCGTTACACAGGACGAAGATATTATAAAAGTATCTTTCTTTACGCTTGAAAGCGACAGGATTGAAATGGTCATCAAGACCCCGATTATTGCTTTTGATGGCCCTCTCCCGATGGTTTATAACTGGGAAAACGTCTTACATCCCCCCAGAGCAGCTAATCTTAATTTCCCGTCTCCCTCCAATCCCAAGGGCGCGGCGCATGTAATTTTAAAAGATAACCCAACCAAAGACCAGATTATGTCTTTAATAGAAGAGGGGTTTTATGATCTACCAACCAAATCCGACAAGGACAGGTTTGATGGTTCGGTGCGGACAGGTAAAGACGAAGACATGGAGGTTCAAAAAGACCGTATTGCCGGTGATAATGACGATAGAGAAAGAAGTACAGAAGCAGACAGCCACCGCACTCTCACACTCCTGACTTGTTTTGACGGCTTTGATATTGATGGGGATGGTATAGACGAACAGGTGGTATGGTGGGTTTGTAAGGAAACACAGGTTCTCCTGAAAGCCTCTTTAGTAGAAGAAATATGGCCTTTCAAAACACCTCGCAGACCCTTCTCGGAAGCAGTTTTTCTTCCCGTAGAAGGTCGCAGGCAAGGCATTGGTCTGTTAGAAATGGTTGAAGGCTTCTACGAAGCCAAGAAAATCCTGGTGGATCAGGCTATAGATAACAATGCTTTAACCAACTTACCGTTCTTCTTCTACCGTCCATCAGGAAGCACCAGACCGGAAGTAGTTACCTTGGCACCGGGAGAAGGGTATCCTCTTGCCGACCCCCAGAGGGACGTACACTTTCCCAGTCTTTCCAATAACAACGTCGCTAACACAATTAATCTTTTAAGACAATTGACCGCAGAAGAAGAAAAACTAACTTTAACCGGCGATATACAGTTTGGCAGGGTTCCTCCCGGTGGTTCTTCGGCCCTTAGAACTGTCGGGGGGATGGAGCTTTTACAGAATCAGGGAGAAGCAAGACCAGAGAGGGTTTTGAGACGTTTCTTCCTTTGTTTGAAAAGCATGTACCAGAATATTCATGAATTAAACCTGGTCTATCTTCCACCGAAGAAAAGAATCGTAATTATAAGGCCTAAAAACGAAAACGAAGACCCTTACGCAGTTATTGATACACTGGATGATATAGCAGGCATACATGATTTCAGGTTCGCAGCCAACGTATTTAATGCCTCAAGGGTAGCGTTGCAAAGATCACTTGGAACCTTAATGGAAGTTTATCTTAATCCTGTTGCTATTCAGACTGGTATTATTGATGCAGGCGGTATCTATAAGCTTCTCAGGGACTTTGGTAAATCACAAGGACAAGACCCAGACCAATACTTAAAGGCTCCGTCTCCTTCAGCTATTCTACCGAAGATATTTGCAGAAGAAGTCCTGGCGACAATCCTGACTGGCAGAGTCCCGAACGCAGCCCCGATAGAGGGCGCGCAGGCTCACTTCCAGAAACTCCAGCAATTCATTGATAGCGATGAACTGTTTGGCCAGTTAACCGAAGCACAGGTTGGATTGTTAGGCGAATATATGAACAGGTTAAGAGCTTTGGTGGGCGAAGAAATCAGACAACAACAATTAATCCAGGCTGCTGCGCAAGTTCAACCCGGAGGTAATGGCGTAGGACGCCCCGCTGAACAGGTTCCTGACACCGCCCAGCAACCCACTTTACAGGAAAACAAGATAGAGGGTGGCAATGCCCAGTAACAAAGAGCTTTACAAGCTTAGAGATAGCGTTAAAGAGACTCTGACAGTTAAAAGACAACATGAAATTCTAAAATTCCAGTATCCTCTTGCACAACTAACAAAGTTGGTAGGTCGGGAGGATTGGGATTGTTTCAGGTCATTAATACAAGGATTGATTAATGATTTTGAACAAAGCCTTGAGAACGCCCAAAACGCTCTCAATGATCCGCGTGTTCTTGGCCGCGATTCTCTCATCACAGCCAAGTCCACTTATCTCGTCGTTAAGTCACAACTTGATATTCTTTATGTCATTCTTGATTTACCTCAAGCATTTATTGAGGATGTAAAGAAGGCAGAAAAGATACTTCTCGACGTTAAACCCGGCGTAACAGAGAACCCGCCAAACTCAGGAGAGTAATATGTCCGATGAACCTAAAGCCCCTTCGGAGGCAAAAACCGTACCTTATGACCGTTTCAAAGAAGTAAACGATGATAAGAAAGCATCTCTTGCCCGTGAAGCGCGCTTACAGCAAGAGGTTGATACCCTGAAAGTCCAGAATAAAGGGGGGCAAGAAGCGCCCCCCCAGACCAGAGAAGAATTGCAGCAACTTGTAACTGACGGCAAAATGACCCAACAGGCCGCACAGGACATTATTGACCAGCAATTCTTTGATAAAACCCAGAAAGCTGCCGCTGACGCTGCGGTTGCCGCTGTCCAGCAGAACAGCCAAGAAGAAAGGATGAAAGCCAAGTTTGCCGCTTATGAAAAGGCACATCCAGAGGCTTGGCAAGCAGGATCAGATAAAGCCAATCAGGTCAAAACCAGATATAACGAACTGGTAGCAGACGGCCTCCCTGCCAATGAGGCGACTGAACTAACCGCGCTTAAAATGGAATTTGGCTCTCCCCAGTCTCCGAGAGCCATTAAACCTGAAACCCAGTTCCAGCATGGGGGTGGAGATTCAGGTGTTTATAGTCAAGATGACATCCCAAGGGGGGACGGTATACCCGCAGGTCTTGCCGAAAAAATGACCCCACGACAAACGACTTGGTATAAAAACCTTGTCGCTTTGGGAGACTATGATTGGGATAAAGTTGAAAAAGAACTGGAATACAACAACCCTGAACGCGCCAAAAAATACGATATGATGTTTGGTAAGCCAAAGCGCCGCAGATGACCGACTTTCGTGCGTATGCGTATCGCGGTGGCTACCCTACCCTTGCGGGTTCATGGGTTACTGACATGGCAGAGTTAGGCAAGGCAATATGCCTTTGTCCTAATTGCGCCCCAAAATTCAACGCCAAAAACTACCACTACATCTTACAGTCCCGCCCGCCGCTCGGAAATGGCGTTGAAGGCGAGTGTGATGGCTGTAATCAAACCGCGTTATGCAAGCTTTACATGAAGGAGTAAAAAACATGGAACTAGCATATACCCTCCACGCAGCCGCCCCGAAGATTAAATCTTTTCAGGTCGCGGCTACGGTGAGCAACATCGGTGTCCCGCTGTTAATACCTGTAGCAGATGGAGCAGGCCTTGTGGCCGCTACAGCTACTTCATGTGCAAACATGGTGGGTGTCAATCTTGACACGGCTACTTTTGCGACAGCACAGAACGCAGATGGCTCTGATCCAGCGGCAATCGTCAAGGTTATTATTAACCCTGATGCCGTCTGGAGAATCCAATTGTCAGGAGGTGCTACAAGTGGCACAGCCCTGACAGCGCAGACAGTAGATACTGCCTCTACAACTGGCCTAGTGGTCACAACTGGTTTCGACTACAACACAACTGATGTTGACGAAGGAACCATTTGGGGACTAGCCGGTTCAGCGGCAGGAATTGTCCGCAAAATAACCTCAACCAGCACAACGGCGGCGACTGTTACAGTTGCATTCCCACGCGACACGATAGTAGGTGATACCTTCCTCCATGTCCCGTATTTTGCAATACAGTCACCGACAATTACGTTGACTTCAGATTTCACTGAAGTAGATGCTTCCGTGGCCACAAGTACCGGCGCAGCAGAACTGGTTCCTATCGAAAGCGCATTTAAGGCTGCTGCCGATAGTTTCACTCTTGCTGTTGCTGGCGACCACGTTCTCAGCAATCGCCCAACATAAAGGAAATAGATCATGTCTACAGTCCCTCTTGTATCTGAGAATTTTGGCGACTTACTTGACCCAAGATTCCAGAAAATCTTCAATGAGAGATTCACCGATCTCCCTGATATGCTTCCGAAAGTTTACAACATGATGGGGTCTAACGGCCGCGACGAGTTGAAACAGTCGGAAACCGGGGCGTTCGCTGATTTCGAAGAATTCACAGGAAATGTGAATTATGATTCATTCAGCCAGGGGTTTGATACAACCTTTACGCCGATTGAATTTACATCAGGTTTCCAGATCAGACGCAAACTGTTTGATGACAACCAGTTTCCAGGGGCTTTTGAAAATCGTCCCGCAGGACTGGCAAGGGCTGCTAACCGCACCCGTCAGAAAGATGGCGCACGCCTGTTTAACAACGCTTTCTCGGTTGATACCAGATTCTATATCAACTCTGAAGGGGTCGCCTTGTGTTCGGACTCTCACATTTCAAACCATCCTGGTGTTGATACCTCGACTGGATTTGACAATCTCGTTACTACGGCGCTCTCGGCCACAGCGGTTATTGCTGCTCGCAAACAGCATGTGCAAATCCGTGATGACCGTGGCAACCGCATTACGGTAGAACCTGACGAACTCTGGGTTCCAACTGATCTGTGGGATGTCGGCCTTGAGATTGTCAGCAGCCAAGGTAAACCAGACACGGCAGATAACAACATCAACGTACTTAATAATTCATTAAGCATGACTGAATGGAATTATCTGACCGATGTAAACAACTGGTTTATGGTAGATAGCGCACTCCGCGAGGAAATGGCTATCTGGACAGACCGTATTTCGCTGGAACTGGCGATGGTTGAAGACTTTGATACTTTAATCGCCAAATGGCGCGCTTACATGCGTTATGCACAGGGCCACAATTCCTGGCACTTTGTTGTAGGAGCGCAAGTCTCATGACCAACCTGAAAATTGGTGGAGCGAACACAAAACGTTCAAAGTCTTTAGAACCCAACGGTATGAAGACCAAGGACACCAATTCTCTTGGAACCGGGAAAGGGGGGCAGCGTAAAGGCTCCTCCCTTTCTCCCAAGGAAGGTCAGATATGAAGTTCGAGATCGAAATCAACGTCGATAAAAAGTATGCCGATAGAGCCGCCGCCAATTTAGAGGCGGCAGTCGGCACACTTGACGAAACCATAGCTGGTCAAACCATCAAACTAAGGAGACTGAAAGATGGTAAATCCAAACTTCACAACAATCCCGGATCGAAAGCAAAACGCGGCGAAGCCAAAAGAAAATAAAGTCTCGTCTGCCCCCGGTATCAAAGTTGTGGAAAAGACCGTAAACTGGCCGTTTAGCGGCCCAACTCAAACACGCGACCGAAGTCTTGGTGTTAACAAAGTCAAGATTCATCCGACAAAGGAAGGTATCTAATGCGTAATATTCAATTCCAAGGAAAACACTTTGCACCTGCAAGTGTTCTTCGCCACAATC